CACTTAGCAGAAATCTTTCAAGACATTGCTAATGGGATTAAAAAAAGAGTTGTAGTAAACATTGCACCGAGACACGGTAAAAGTGAGATGATAAGCTATCTTGCGCCTGCTTGGTTTTTAGGGAAGTATCCAGGTAAAAAAGTAATCATGGCTTCTCACACTGCAGACTTAGCAGTTAACTTTGGGCGTAGGGTCCGGAATCTCGTAGGCTCAGATTCTTATAAGGAGATATTTCCAAATGTCGAACTTCAAGCAGACAGTAAATCGGCTTCTCGCTGGGGGACTAACTATAATGGTGAGTATTTCGCTATTGGCGTGGGGGGTGCTCTGGCAGGTAGGGGTGCTGATTTATTTATTATTGACGATCCTCATTCAGAGCAGGATGCTAAACAAAATAGGTCGGATGTTTTCTTACCGGCGTGGGAATGGTTTCAATCTGGTCCTATTCAGCGGCTTATGCCTGGGGGTGCTATTATTGTTGTCATGACAAGATGGTCTAAATTAGACCTAACAGGGCAAATAATGAACCAAATGACTAAGAATGATGAGGCAGATCCTTGGGAAATAGTAGAATTCCCTGCAATACTAACAGACAATAAGGGCATAGAGCGCGCATTATGGCCGGAATTCTGGGAATTAAAAGAATTACAGCAGAAACGTAGTGTATTAGACGTAAGATATTGGAATGCACAGTACCTACAGAACCCGACTTCAGAAGAAGGGGCACTTATTAAGCGAGAATGGTGGAATATATGGGAAGAAGAAGACCCGCCTAAGTGCGAATTTACTATAATGACGCTCGATGCAGCACAAGAGGCTCACACTAGAGCTGATTACAATGCATTAACAACATGGGGCGTATTTTTTAACGAAGAAACAAATAACTACGCTATAATACTATTAAACGCCATAAAGAAAAGACTAGAGTTTCCAGAACTCAAACAGTTATGTATTGAAGAGTACCAAGACTGGGAGCCGGATGCTTTTATCGTAGAAAAAAAATCGAATGGTGCAGCGCTTTACCAAGAATTTAGAAGAATGGGGATTCCAGTGGGTGAGTTCACTCCAGGGAAAGGCCAAGACAAAATAAGTCGGGTAAATGCAGTATCTGATTTGTTTAGCGGGGGTGTAGTATGGGCTCCCGATAGACGATGGGCACATGAAGTAATAGAAGAATGTAATGATTTTCCAGCAGGAGCTAATGATGATTTAGTTGACTCCACAACGTTGGCTTTAGCAAGGTTTAGGCAGGGTGGATTTATTCGCTTGCCTAATGATGAAGAAGATGATATACAGATGTTTAGAGGTCGAAAAAATAAACGGCTTTACGCATTATAATTATAGGAAATTTTATGAAAGGTGTTAAACATTATACAAAAGACGGAAAAGAACATAAAGGTTCAACTCATAAGATGTCAGATGGTACACTACACACAAATAAAGCACACACTAAAACATCAAAAAAATTAGTACATTTTAAAGACTTATCACAAGCAGCAAAAAAGAGAGCTAAGGGATAAAATTATGGCAGACGTAGATAAAGGATTATATGCAGCTCCAGTTGGACTAGATGAAGCAGCAATTGAAGAGCAAGCTATTGAAATAGAAATAGAAGACCCTGAAAAAGTTACTATTGGTATTGGCGATGCTGAAATAGTTATTGATCCTGATGCTATGGAGGACGATGAGTTTAACGCTAACTTAGCTGAAGACCTTGATGAAAAGTATATGGCAACGTTGTCAAGTGATTTACTAGAAGATTTTAATAATGACCTTAACTCAAGAAAAGACTGGCTAGAAACTTATGTTGATGGCTTAGAATTATTAGGACTTAAAATAGAACAGCGGTCAGAACCATGGGAAGGCGCATGCGCTGTCTACCACCCCCTACTCTCCGAAGCACTTGTTAAATTCCAAGCTGAAACAATGATGGAGACTTTCCCTGCTGCAGGCCCAGTGAAGACTTCTATTATTGGTAAAGAGACTGAAGAATGTATTGAAGCATCTCAACGTGTTCAAGAAAATATGAATTACCAACTCATGGATAAAATGCCAGAGTACAGACCTGAGCATGAAAGAATGTTATGGGGTTTAGGATTAGCAGGTAATGCATTTAAGAAAGTTTATTATGACCCTACACTAGAACGTCAAGTATCTATATTTGTTCCAGCTGAAGATATGGTTGTACCTTACGGTGCTTCTAATTTAGAAACAGCTGAACGCGTAACTCATGTTATGCGTAAGACAGAACAAGAGATTCACACTTTACAACATATGGGGTTCTATCGTGATATAGATTTAGGTGAACCAGATTATGACTTAGATGAAGTAGAGAAAAAGATAGCAGAACAAATGGGATTCGATGCCACTAATGACGATCGCTATAAAATATTAGAAATGAATGTTAACCTTGACTTAGAAGGTTACGAAGATGAAGATGATGATGGTAAAACAGGAATAGCGCTACCTTATATTGTAACCATTGATAAAGGCACACAAGAGATACTATCGGTTCGTCGTAATTGGAAACAAGAAGATAGCCAACAAAAACGCCGTGAACATTTTGTTCATTATGGCTACATTCCAGGATTTGGTTTTTATTGTTTTGGTTTAATTCATTTGATTGGCGGATTCTCTAAATCAGGAACTATGTTACTTCGTCAATTAGTTGATGCAGGTACATTATCAAACTTACCCGGCGGATTTAAAGCTAGAGGTTTACGAATTAAAGGTGATGATACACCAATTGGACCAGCTGAATGGCGAGATGTAGACGCACCATCTGGAACACTCCGTGATAACTTAATGCCATTACCATATAAAGAACCAAGTCAAGTGCTTGCAGGTTTAATGGATAAGATTATTGAAGAAGGTAGACGCTTTGCTTCTGCTTCGGATATGAAAGTATCTGATATGTCAGCTAATTCTCCAGTAGGTTCTACACTTGCAATATTAGAAAGAACATTGAAAGTAATGTCAGCTGTAAATGCACGTATTTATTACTCAATGAAAAAAGAGTTCTTATTACTTAAAAATATTATAGCAGATTATTCGGACCCTAATTATCAGTATGACCCTTCAACAGGAACACCTGGAGCTAAACAATCTGACTACAATAAAGTAAATCTTATTCCTGTAGCTGATCCTAATGCTGCAACAATGGCGCAGAAAGTTGTGCAGTACCAAGCTGTTATGCAGATGGCACAGCAAAATCCAGACATATATGATTTACCTGAATTAAATAAACAAATGTTAGAAGTGTTGGGTGTTAAGAATATAAATAAACTTATACCTGATGAAGATAATGTTAAACAGATAGACCCTGTGTCAGAAAATATGAATATTATTAATGGTAAACCGGTTAAAGCATTTCTTGATCAAGACCATGAAGCTCATATTGCAGTACATATGTCTTTTTCAGAAGACCCTAAAATTAGACAACTTGTAGGGCAAAGCACTAAAGCAGGAATGATTGAAGCAGCAATGGAAGCGCATATTGCAGAACACGTTGCATTCTTATATAGAATAAAAATTGAAGAACAACTTGGTGTACCATTACCTCCTGTTGATGAACCTTTACCTGTAGATGTTGAAAATGAAATTGCTAGACTTTCAGCAGCTGGTGCAGATAAATTATTACAAGCTAATAAAGCTGAAGCCGCACAACAAAAAGCTCAACAACAAGAACAAGACCCAATCATTCAAATGCAAAAAGCAGAACTACAAATTAAACAACAAGAAGCTCAAGTTAAAGCCGAAAAAACTAAAGCCGATATACAACTTGATATAGCTAAACTACAACTAGAAAAAGATAAAGCTACTGTTACTATTCAAAAAGATGTAGCAATAGAACAAGCTAGGATGGAAACGCAGAAAGAAATAGCTGGAGCTCAAATAGGAGCTAAAGCTGAAATGGAGCAAAAACAAATAACTACTAAAGAAGTTTTAGAAGGCGCAAAATTAGGAGCGGCAGCAGTTAATAAACAAAAAGATATTAATCTCCGCGAAAAAGAATCTAAGTTACGTAATAAGACTACTGCTAATAAGCAAAAGTTAAAAGACGAAACTCAGGTAGATGTAACTAAACTTAAGGATGAAACTCAACTAAATATAAAGGAATAAAAAATGGTTAAGGAAACGTTAATGCTTCTATCAACCCAGATAGAGGAAAGACGCAAAGAATTATTAGAAAGTATGGGTAGGGGAACCGATAAATTTGAAGCTTATTTATCAGCGGTAGGAGAAATACGAGGATATATGATTGTTCAAACTATGATTGTCGATGCTATGGCAGCTCATAATAAAGGCGAAGAAGATTTTGATTCTACTCCAACGGATAGTGTGGTGAAAAAATGAATACCACTATTGCTACCCCAGACAAAAAAATAGTCTCTATATCTGGAGACCCAATTAAATCTAAAATTACAACAACCAAAGATGGCAAGAAAGTATCAGGTGATGAAGCTATTGCAAAACTAGCGACTCAACTACCTGATGTTAAAGGCTATCGACTTTTATGTATTGTTCCTGAAGCAGAGGAAACATATGAAGGTGGTATTGTAAAATCTGCTGACGTTAAGAAGATTGAAGAAGGAGCAACTGTATGTTTATTTGTAATGCAGCTAGGTGATTTAGCTTACAAAGATAAAGACAGATTTCCAGAAGGCCCGTGGTGTAAAGAAGGAGACTTTGTTATTACCCGTGCTTACGCAGGTACTAGAATTAAAATTCACGGAAAAGAATTCCGCATAATAAACGACGATACCGTAGAAGCAGTGGTCGATGACCCCCGTGGCTACGAACGCGCATAGGAGAATAGCATGGCAGAGATAATAAATGAATTACCCGACGAAGAAATACAACCAATGGAGGGTGAAGAATTAGAGGTAGATTTAGAGGTTAAAGAAAAAGTAGGAAAATCTACAGCTGATGTTGAACGTGTTGTTCCCCAAAAAACAAAACAGGAGGAACTATTTGAAGTTGTGGAAGAGGATGACACCCCGGCTGCAGATAGAGGCAAAGACCCTTTACCTGAAGACATGGTGGAAACTTTAGAAAATGATACTTTAGAAGATTACTCTGAACGCGTTAAACAAAGAATGGCCCAACTTAAAAAAGTATGGCATGATGAAAGGCGTGCGAAAGAAGAAGCTGCTAGAGAAAGAGAAGAAGCAGTTAATTACGCACAGAAAGTATTAGGAGAAAATCAACAACTTAGAACTACATTAAGTTCTGGGGAAGAAGATTATTTAAAGACACTACAAGAAAAGTATACTTCAGATTTATTAGTAGCTAAACGAGATTATCGTGAAGCTTATGATTCTGGGGATACTGAAAAAATTATTGAAGCTCAAGCAGCAATGAATGAGGCTCAATATAAAGTTTCTTCTGCACAAAATATTAAACCTCAATATAAATATGATAGACAAGAGGATCAAAATAGTGTACAAAGGAACTTAGAAAGCTTACAACCAAAAGCTCCAGCACCTGATTCTCGTGCCACAGAATGGCAGGAAAAAAATCAGTGGTTTGGTAAAG